GTCTCTTTTCGCTAGAAGGAACAGTTATGATTTACGCCTCTTTTTCCAATGTTATCAAAACCCGCAGTTACGAATTGTTTTGCGACACGATGTCGATCCCGCGGGGGGTCGGTGCTGGAAAGCACCGGTCGCCTGCTGAATCGCGTACGGTCCGACAATTTGTCCTTGCGGTTAACACGGGACGGGGAGGAGTTTTCCTTAACTTCAACGGTGATATTGCTATCGTTGTTGATAAGTACCCTATGCAACACCTTCGGAACCGACTGGCTAAGCTTTATGCTGAGCTGGTTGATGTCGGAGGAGGAGTTGCAGACACTGGGTTCGTTCGTAATAATACCACCTGTGATCCCTGGGCGGATTCGATTAGCATCGGAACTGTCCAGAAAATCATGGGGTGGTAGTATGGCGAATGCGCAGAGGATGCCAAATGAGACTTTAAGTCTCAGATCTCGAGTCTTTAAGCTCGAGTGCAGCCTGCTGGAGTCTCTATGTGAAAACATAGGTACTCCCCGAAGTTTGACAGTCTCACTGTTAGCTCGCCACAATGAATGGGAGCAATTGTTGGAACTTAAGTGTGATCCTGGTCACTATGATGATCCGCTGCTTTATGCAGATGATTATCTGGTAACCAGTGTCATGCAGAAGAACCCTCGATTGCCCACAAACATTGACAAGGCAGCTGTTGCGATTGACAAGTTCGTAAAGAGTGAGGAAGTATGTGCTGAGTCTAACCAAAGATTGTCTAGTTTCTTTGACGGTAACATTCCGTTACCGCCTGACGTAGCTCCCGCCATCCACAATGCGCGGGAAACGATCAGAGAGATACTAGGCCCTCTAACGAGGGCTGATCTGCATTATGCAGAAGGCAAAATGAGGTTTGGACCTGGCGCTACGACCTCACTGTCCGGTGTAGTGACTCAAGGCAAGAAATACTCGCGTCTTGAGATCGACGCTACGCCGAGACTGGCTAGCTTCCGTGCGTTTTGCTTCCCCCAGAAATGGAAGGAAGCTGTTGAATCTATCAAGATTCAACCCGCATCAAAGCTAGTTACAGTTCCCAAGAATGCCAAAACTGACCGTGTAATCTGCATCGAACCCGATTTGAACATTTTCGTTCAGCTCG